ATCATCACGCGCGGCGGCATGTCGGCCGAGGTCGAAAGCGAGCTTGCGGCGCAGCGGTACGCCGACCGGATCACCAGCCTTGCGCACCTGAAGCCGCAGACCTTCCACCTGACAGACGGCGCGCTGAAGGCCGCCGACGAATTCCGCGCCATCGTCTATGAACTGGAAAGCGAGCACGCGGTTCTAGGGCGCGGGTTCTGCGCCTGGGCGGGCAAGCTGGCGGGGACCTACGGCAGCTTAAGCCTACTGCTGCATATGCTTGAAAACCGGGAAGAAGCCCCGTTTATCCAGATCGGCGAAAACACCGTGCGCAACGTCGCGGTGATCCTGTCTGGATTCCTAATCCCGCACGCCCGCGCCTTCTATCAGGACACCATCGGCGGCGGGAATGACGAGGCCTTACAGACGGTCGCGAGCTATATCCTGACCTCCGATCAGGACCGCTTCACCCTATCGGATTTCCGGTACAACGCCCGGCCGATGCGCGGGGCGAAAAGCCCTTGGGAAATTAACGCCTTGCTCGCGCCTTTTGTGAGCGGCGGGTGGCTGGCCGAAGACGATAAGGGCAAGGCCTGGACGGTGACCGAAGGCCTGCGCGAGCGGTTCGCGGATCGGCGGGCCGAAGAGACCGGCCGCAAGGCTAAAATCATGAGCCGGTTCAAGCCGAACGGGGGCGATCATGAAGCTCCGCTGTGACGGCTGCGCGGCCTATGAGCCGTGGGAAAATGGAACCGGCCGCTGCCACCAGAACCCGCCTATCGGCGTGCGGGACGTGCGCAACGAAATGTGGACCCCGTTTCCCATCGTGAACCCCGAATGGTGGTGCAGACAGCACCACTCTAAAAACGAACCAGATCAACGCGCTATGGCCGAAAACGAGGCCGCTGCGCACCACCCCTCGCCGCAGGCCGCAGGCGGTCAAGCCCGCATGGCCGCCATGACACCGGAAGAGCGCAGCGCGTTCGCCCGTAGCGGCGCTGAAGCACGTTGGAACCCACCGGAGGACGACTTCTAAATGACCATCAGTCCTGACGATGGCGCGAAGCTGATGGGCTACTTTGAAGCCGCAGACGCCGCACGCCTGGAAGCTGAAAAGAAGTGGGGGACCGGCCGCCTGGAAATCCTCTGCGGCCTAATCGACGCGAACCTATGGGCGCGGTTTCGAGGCCAGCAGCGGCGGTGGCGCGACGCGCTAGAGGCCTGCTGGAAATCCGACTTCCTGACCGGCACGACGCTCGCCAACGTCGAACACATGACGGCGGCGATGCAGCGCGGATGGGCGGCCCTGGACGCGGCGGCCGAGGCCGCAGGACACCGGCCAATCGCGCCGTGGGTTTGGGAAATCCGGCTTAAGGACGGCAGCGTCGCGGCCCTGGTTCAGACCGACGCCGAGGCCGGGAAGGTCATCGCCGAGGGTCGCCATGTCCACGTCTACACCGCGACCGAAATCGGCCATCTGATCGACAGCATCCCCGACGCCCTGAAGGCCGCCAAGCAGGCCTTCCCCGGCGCGAAGGTTCAAGCCCCAAGCCCTTACCGCCGCTCGCCCGACGCGATCCCGTTCGATGACCCGATCCCGTTCGGCGACCTTGAGGAGGACGCCGCGTGACCGCTTCATCATGGTCCCCACCGATGGATACGACCCTGACCGCCGCATGGTGTAAGGGCCTCTCCGCGCCGCAGATCGCCGTGTTGATCGGCGGCGTGAGCGCCGGGGCAGTTCGCAAGCGCCGGATGAAGCTAGGGCTGCGCCCGCGCACAGGCGAAGAACTGGCCTTCATCGGTCGGCACAAAGCCCCGCCCTCGGTCATCCCGCCAAGCGCCCCGATGCCGCCGCTTAACAAGCTCGGGCCTGACTCCGCGCCGAAGCCTTGGGCGGCCCGAGAATGGCGCGAATGCGCCTTCGCGGTAGGTGAGGACAGCGAAGGCCTTATCGCCTGCTGTGGCCCGGTCGCGCAGGCCGCACGGCGGCCTTACTGCCCGTTCCACCAAGCTCTGACCGTGAAGGAGGCCGAGAGTGCAGAACGCGCAGCGTGAAGCCCGCGAAGAACGCGGCGGTCAGCTTCAATCCTGTTGGGGCAAGGTGCGCTTCGAACCCGGTCGCCGGGCGCTCGCGATCAAGGTCGCGCAGCGCATGTCACGGTCGAAACATCATAAGGTGACGCCGTACCGCTGCCCCCACTGTGACGGCTGGCATGTCGGCGAGCAGATGGGCTTGCGTTAAACACCCCACGCCTTCTGATTGGCCCGCGCCCTACAGAGGACGCACCCTATGGCCGACCGTGATCCCATCATCGCCCCGAAGTCGTCTGACTCCGGTTCGCCGAAACGCGCCGACACCCTGAACGGGTCACCGAAAACCAAAAGCATCGACGGCGGCGGCGCGAACTATTCCAGCGTCAGCCCGAAGGACAACAGCGCGCCCCCGCCGAACAATCCCTACAAGAAGTAGGGGTTTTCCGTGGACGAGGACGAGGGCGAAGACCTGAGTAATTTGGTCGTGCTCGATCCGGTGCGGGTGACGCCGAAGAAGCACGGCCGCAATCAGGTTTCGAAGTACACCCCGGCCCTCGCCGACGAGATTTGTTACGCCGTCGCGAGCGATTCACGCGGCCTTATGGAGGTCTGCGACAGCAAGCCCCACTGGCCGCACTTCACACAGATTTACCGCTGGCGCGTTCAGCATGACGACTTCAACCGGGCCTTCGTGCTCGCGCAGAAAATGCGCGCCGCGATGTTCATGGACGAAATTGTCCGCATCGTTGACGACGCCAACAACGACCTTATCGAGGTCGAAGGCCGCATGTTGCCGAACCCGGTTTCGGTGCAGCGCGCCAAGCTCCGCGCCGAATTCCGCGAGCGGGTCGCGAAGCGCCTCGATCCTCAGACCTGGGGCGATAAGGTCGAGCTAAACGCGAACGTGGGCTACCTGCCGCAGGATGAAGTCGTGCGGCTTTTGAAGTAGCCCGCCGATGCCCGCCGTCGCGCACGAAACCGAGAAATTCAAACAGCGGCAGGCGTGGAAAGACGACTTCCTGAAGTTCGCCGACGACTGTCTGATCCTGAAGACCAAAGCCGGTGCGCTAGAGCGGTTCAAGCCGAACACCGCGCAGCGGTATATCCACGCGCAGCTAGAGAAACAGCGGGCCGAAACCGGCCGCGTCCGCGCGCTGATTTTGAAGGCGAGACAGCAAGGCGTTTCGACCTACGTCGCGGCCCGGTTCTTCCACCGGACGCAGTTCTTCATGGGGACACAGGTCTTCATCCTGACCCATGAGCAGGACGCCACCGACAACCTCTTCAACATGGTTGATCGGTTCCACAGCTACATGAGCGCCGAAGAGCGTTTGAGGGCCGGGGCCTCCAATGCAAAGGCCTTGCTCTTCCCGGCCGCCGACAGCGGTTACAGCGTCGGCACGGCGGGCACGCGGGCGGTCGGCCGGTCGAAGACCCTGCAATGCTTCCACGGCTCGGAATTGGCTTTCTGGCCGCAGGCGGCCGACCACTTCGCGGGGGTCGTTCAGGCGGTCGCCGACCTGCCCGGCACAGAGATAATCATGGAGTCCACCGCCAACGGTATCGGCGGCACGTTTCATGAAAAGTGGCAGCAAGCCGAGGCCGGGATTGGCGACTATATCCCGATCTTCGTCCCCTGGTTTTGGTCTGACGAATACGAGCGCGAGCCTCCGGTCGGTTTCGAACTGACGAAGGAAGAGGAAGAAATCGCGGCGATGTTCGAACTGACGCCGCGCAAAATGGCGTGGCGGCGGGTGAAGCTGGCCGAACTCGGTAACAGCCTGGACCTCTTTAATCAGGAGTACCCTAGCGACGCGAATATGGCCTTCAGCGCCACCGGCCATGAAAGCTTCATCCCTACCAAGCTGGTTCTGGCGGCCCGCAAAAACACCTGTGAGCCGATGGGCTCCCTTGTAATCGGGGTCGATCCGGCCCGGTTCGGCGACGACGCTTTCGCTATCGCGTGGCGGCAAGGCCGCAAGGTTTTGAAGGTCGAACGGCGCTACCGCCTGAACACGATTGAGGGCGCGAATTGGGTCAAGTCGATCATCGATCAGGAAGGGCCTCGCGCCGTCTTCGTGGACGTTGGCAACATGGGCGCGGGCGTGATCGACGTGCTCCGCGACATGGGCGAGCCCTACACTGATGTTGTCGTCAGTGTGAATTTTGGCGGCTCGCCGCAGGATCAGTCAAAGACCAATGAGCGGGGGGAGGTCATCCCCGGTCCCAAAAATCGGCGTTGTGAAATGTGGCAGCGGTCGCGCGATTGGCTGGCCGACGAAGGCGGGGCCGACATTCCCGACGACAACGCGCTTCATGCCGATGCGGTCGCCCCCGGCTTCAAATTCGACATGCGGCAATATCTGCTGCTGGAGTCGAAAGAGGACATTCGCAAGCGCGGCCTGCGCTCGCCTGACGGATGGGATTCGGTGGCGCTCACCTTCGCGTCGCCGGTCAGCGCGCCAAGCCGCGCCACGGATGAAGACCGGGCGTGGCGTCGGCGGCGCGGGCGGTCGAGCGTTTGGGCGGGCTAGAGCGCGTGAGTGTTCGGGAAGGCCTTGCGCATTGCCCATTCGCGGGCGGCGCGGGTTTCTAGGTCGTCGCGGTCGCCGGGTCCGCGTAGGTCGGTCAGAGCCCGGCGCAGCACGCGGCATTCGTCCCGGTAGCAATCCAACAGCGCCAGCCCGCCGCGCGCTGTTATCTCACCGTCGCGGGTCAGCAGCCCGGCCGCGATCAAGGCCACCTTGCGGGTCAGGATGCCGCCCCGATCCCATATGAAAAGCGCCGCGATCAGGGCAGGGTCGTCGCTCAAACCTTCACCTTATAGGTCTTCCCGACGAAGCCCTCGGCGACCTCGCCACGGATGAACGGCCGCCACCAATAGACCCCGCTCTTTCGGATTTTGAAGTGGCCGCGCACGGTGTGCGCCCGGCCGGGTGAACGGGAAGCCCCGCCGCGCGGCTCTGGGGCCGCTCTGGGGCCGATTCTGAGGGTAAGCTGATGGAAGTCCACCAGCGGCGGCTTACCGGCCTTGGCGCGGCTCTTATTCAGCGCAGGCGCGGCGGGCGTGAAGGTCGAGGAAGCCCCGTTCTTCGCGTTCAGCAGCGCCAACACCGCCAGCCAAAACCACGGCTCACCGGCCCAATCATGGTCAGCGTTCCGCTTAAGCTGTTCGAAGGTGGCGGGCGGGGCGACCTGGGCGATTTTCAACATGCCCGCTCGCCAGTAGGGCGCGACCATCATGCGAACGGAGAACGGTTCTTCTATCTCCGCGTCGGGCGTGTCGCACCAGATCGACAGTCCCCAAGGGCAGATTGAAACCGGGGTGTCGAGGCCTTGCGCGAGCATGTCGGCGGCGTTGTAGGTCCAAGCGAGGGTCGCATAGAACCGCTGCGGATTGTCGCCCTGCTGTTCGCACAGGATGCCAACGCGGCCGGGCTGGTAGGTGGTCTTCCCTGAGTGGTTCGGGCCGTGGTGGAAGGCGTCGGCGAGGAACGGGCGATCCTGCTGCGCAATCTCAATCCAGCAGGTTTCGAAGGGCAGGCGACAGAACGGCATAACGTCCCGCACGGCCTGCCGTGGCATGTCGCCCGCGACCTCGCCAATCGACCGATCCAATACGAATTTGCCGGCCCTCCGCAGGCGGTCTTGATAGAGGTCAAGGCCGCCGAAGGTCAGGGTTTTAAGCTCATCATTCGAGGCTAGAAGCTGGTCGGCGAGCATCACCCGCCCTCTATCGTTTCGAGGGTTTCGGCGTAGGTGAACCGCTCTAAAAACACCGGCTGGCCGCTGGCCTTCGCGTGCGCAGCGGCGAGCGGGTATAGGCTGGCCGCCACGTCGAGGCGGGTCGCAATCAGCGGCGTGTGATGATCCGCGATCAGCGCCCCGACAAGCGAGCTAGAGCCGTCAGGAAGGCGGGTTGTCCAAGCGAATAAGGCTTCAGCCATCAGGCGGCCCTCGGGCGGAAAAGGGCGCAGTACCGCTTCACGGTCGCGTCGCTCAAGTCGAACTGGCGGGCGGTCGCTCTGATGCTCGCGTCATGTTGTAGCCGCCACGCGGCGACGGTCTCAGCATCGGCCGCACGTGGGCGACCTAGCGACTCTTTCCCGCGATGGGTTCGGCCGGTCGCGGCGAGGCTCGCACGCGCGGCGGCCCGGCCCGCGTTCGCCCGTTCTAGGATGCGGCGGCGTTCCAAGTCGGCGACCTGGGACAGGACCGCGATGATGATTTCGCCGACGCCACGGCCGACAGGTCCAAGGCCTTTAATATTGACGATCACCCCGGCCAGCATCAGGCGACGAACGGTCGCTTGAACGTCGATAGCGTCGCGGCCTAGCCGGTCAACGGCGGCGACGTGCAAGGTGTCACCGTCGCGGGCCTGCGCCAGCAGCGCGGCGAAGCCCGGCCGTTCGGCCATCGGCACGGTTCCGCTTGTGTCTTCATCTGAAAACTCGCGGTCGAACGGCCCGCCGCCAAGCTCTTGACGTTGCGCGTCTATCGTCTGATCGGCCGACGATACGCGGAAATAGGCGAACCGGAGCGGCCCGTTCGGGGTCGCGCCGGGCAGCGGCGGGGGCGGCTTTGGGATAGCCTCTTGAGGGATTCCACGGCGGCTCATTTTTCAGCCTCTTCAAGCGCGACGTTCAAGGCGTCGGCGGCGTCATTTGTATCGGTCGTCAGACCATCTTCGCAGGCTAGGCGGGTCAGCAGAGCATCCGCCCGCTTCGCCACCGCCGCCCACCGCTGCGCACGGTCGGCGATTTCCGCCATGCGGACCAGTTCGGCGCGGGCGAGGTCGCGGCCCTCATCGGTCCCGCCTTCTAGGACCGCCAGCAGGGCGGGCAGCATCCCGGCCCATGTCGGCGTCAGGTCGATTGTTTCAGTCGTCATCAGTTCGCCCCCCGCGCGGCTTCGATCAGGCCGACCCGATCAGGGTTCAGAATGTCGGCGCATTCCAGCAGGCCTAGCAGGCGGGCCGCCCATAGTTCGGCCTCGGCGTGTTTGTTGCAGGCTTTGAAGGCTATCGCCTTAGCAAGCGCGCGGTTGACTTCTGTTCGGTCGATCACTTGAGCATCCTTCGAAGTCGCGCCCTAACCGGCGCTTAAGAGTGTTCTAAAGACCCTAGCGCAGAAGGTCAACAGGTTTATCTGCGCTAGGGTGCGGCATGTTGTCAGGTCAGACCCCCCAAGGCGCGGCGTCATAGCCGGGCAGGTTGCGGATCAGGACGCCTTCCAACTGTTCGCAAAAGGCCTTCGCCCACGACGAGTCCCATCCGGGGGCCTCGCACGACTGATAGGCGTAGTTATGGACCTGTTTAATCAGGCTCACCACGTCGAGGGTTGTCACTTCGAAGGTGTACGAAAGGGCCTCGGCGAAGTCGTCGGCGGTCGTGTGGCGGCCCTGGTAATTCGCGTCAACGCTTTGCACGTTCATCAGCGCGAGGGCGCGGCCGACTTCGCTCGGGTAGGTCTTCGCGACATTCTCGCCGCGCGGGAGGGAACCGCCAAGGCGGCCCGCGACGCGGTGAAAGGCCTCGCGCTGTTCGGTCGAGAGTTTCGACCAGTCAGGCGCGGGAAGCTGCGCATATCGGTCATACCGCGCGGCGGCCGTGACGAGGGCGGAAATCAGGGTGTCAGAAACGAGATTGCAGGACATGGTTTGAGCATCCGTGGTTGAGGGCGAAGGGGTAACCGAACTGTTCAGTTACCCCGCGCTTAAGTTAGGTTCTAATGAGCTAGCGCAGACCTGTCAACGGCTATTCGCTTGCGTCATTCAGGAAGGTCTCGGGCTCGTCAAAGTCGAGGGCGTCGAGGGCGTCATAGGCCTGTTGCAGGTTATCGACGGCCGACTGCGCCCGTTCGCCCTTGTCGCCGTTTTGCAGGCTTTCGGGCATAGCGTCGAGATAGTCCTGTTCTTCGGAAATCAGGGTGTCGATATCGTCGCGCAGTTCGTCGCGCAGGGTCGCGAGGTCGGCGAGGCGCTTCACTATCGCGGCGATTTCTTTTCGGCGTTGATTGTTCATCTTTGAGCATCCTTAGAGAGGGTCAGGGAAGGGGCAGGGCGGCCGAAACCGCCCCGCGTGGTGGAAGGGTCAGGCGGCGAGCGCCAAGGCCTCGGCGGGCACGGTCTCGGGCTCGCATTCGCCCTCGGCGTCGGCGAAAGCCAGGATGAAATCGGCCGCCGCCTGCGCCTTGCTCGCGGCCGTGATGAAGGCGCGCGGGTCGGCCTTCAGAACCTTAAGCCAGGACTGAATATAGGCGGCATGGTCGCGGCGCTCGGGTGAGCCGAACCCCTGCGCACCGCACACAAAGGCGGCGGTCAGTTCGGCGACCAATTCTTCGAAGGCGTAAGCCTCGGTTCCGAATCGGCCGGTGAAGTCGCGGGCGAGGCGCGACGTGTGGCCGGTCCAATGGCCGATTTCGTGAAACAGCGTTCCATAAAGAACGTCGGGCGACTTGAAGGCCTCGCGCAGCGGCATTTGCACGCTATCGAAGGCGGGCGAATAGAAGGCGCGATTTCCGCCCCACCCGATGCGCGCACCGGTCGCCACGGCCAAGGCCTCGGCGTCTTCAATGCGCTCCGCTTCCGTGCGGGGCACAACGTGCGGGGCGGCGACGCCTTCGACCTGCGCAAGGTTGAAAACGATATAGGTCTTGACCATAACCGACTGTTTGATTTCGCCGGTCACCGCGTCCTGTTTCTTGTCGAATTTCCAGAAGAAAACGACCGTGCCCTTTTCGCCCTTGCGAACGCTGCCCCCGGCTTCCTTCGCCTGATTGAAGGTCAGCCAGTAGGGGGAGTCATAGCCGCGCGACTGCGCCACCATTTGAAGCCAGAACACGTTCGCGCCGCGATAGGCGCGGCCCTTGATGTTGCGCGGGTAACCGTCGAGGCCGACACCCTCAACCCAAGGCTTCGACCACGGCCGAACGCCGGTTTCGAGTTGCGCGACGATGGAGTCGGTGATCGTTTGGAAAACGCTGTTACGGGACATTTGAGCATCCTTTGCGGTTGGCGCTGTATCAGCGCGTTAGTTAGGTTCTAATGAGCTAGTGTAGACCTGTCAAGCGGCCTAGGTGCGACAAACTGTCAGGCGTTAATGGTCGGATGAGCGGCTAGGACCGACTCGACCTTTGCGACGCCGACACGCGCCACAATGCCGGTTAGCAAGGCCTGCGCCGCGTCGCGGTCACTTAGGCGCGTGCGGTAGGGGTTTGAGGCGTACCAAAGGGCCTGTTTCTCGCGGAAATTTCCCACCGCGAACCCCGTTCGCCAGTCTGACAAAACGCCGTCATGCATGACGAACCGGTGTTTGCGCTCGCCGACCTGTAGCAGGCAGACGCGGCCGTTTAGGGTGCGGGTGTCCACCATGACCTTAGCAGCCCTGCCGCGTGCGCCCGGTGCGGAAACCGGGATTCGGAATTCGATGGTTTTCATGGTCATGCGCCCGCTTTGAGGTCGCGCAGTTCTGCGCCGAACGTGTGGCAAGGCTTGGAGCGCAGGCCTTCACGGTGCGCAGGCGGCGATTCCAGCATCACCGTGACGCCGAGGAAGCCTTCCTCAACGTAATAGCCGGTAACCACGCCGAACCCGAGGCCATTAACGCCGACCCGCACCCGCGCGCCGATTGCGGGCGGGGTCGCGTAGTTTTCGACACCGGACCATTGCGCAGCGTCGCCGGGCTGATCGCTCATCGGCCGCCACGCGGGCAGGGTGTCATGATAGGTCAGGCTTATGGACATTTGAGCATCCTTCGTTGGGTGAACGCGGTTAGGCGTCGCGTTGAGAGAAAAAGCGGAGCGGGTTCGCGCGGGTCAGTTCGGCCGCGCGGCGGGCTTGCGTCGCGTCGAGGAAACCCGAGCGCCACCGCGCCCGGTCGCCGCGTTCTTCGAACCGAGGTATGCGAGTGATTCGCATTCTGAGGCCCATTTCGTAGCCGAGTTGATAGGCGGTCAGCATCAGGCCCCCCGCGCGAAATAGCGGCGGCGGGAGTCGTCGGGGTAGACATGCGACGAATAACCGGTCGCGTCGGTTTTCGTGATGACGCCGGGCATGATGCCGGGCGCAAGCTGGTCAGCGGGCAGGTAGCAGAACCCGCCATAGGCCTTCGCGCTCATCAGGGTTGATTCGATCAGGGTCGAGAGGGCGAGCCGTTCGGCGCGGCTAGGTGCAGGCGCGGCGAGCATCGCGTTTGCCGTTTCGAGGAACGTCGAAATCTTTAAGGTCTTCATCGCTTGAGCATCCGTTGTTGAGAGGGTGAGAGGCGCGGCCGAAACCGCGCCCCGAGGGTCAGGCTTCGCGCTGTCGGCGCATACCGTTCAGGGTCGCGAACAAATTCTGAACGTTCCGCAGGGCTTTCACCAAACGCTGCGCCCGTTCGAAGTCGCCAGCCTCAACGGCCGACGCAATCCAATTCTTGTGCGCGGCGCAGTCGTCTTCAACCAGCTTGAAAAGCCGGTCGGTATCGTCCGGGTGAAACTTGAACTCTTCAAAGGTTTTCATCGCTTGAGCATCCGTTGTCGTGATTGACTGACACCCTTCTAGTGATAAGCGCAAAAGGTGTCAAACGGTATTTTGCGCTTATGTGGTGCGGCCGGATGACGCATGAAAAAGCGTATCAGGTGGATTGACGGCCTGCGCATAGGTCATTAGAACGTGACTTCTGACCTAACCGAATAAGGATGCTCATATGACCCTTCTAGTGAACACGATAGAGTTTGAAGGTCGAAAGGCCGTCATCAACTCGTATAGCCGTCACCCGCTTTTGGTCGAAAGCTGCGAGCGCCAACTCACCCAATGGCAAGCGCGCTATCCCTCGGCGAACGTGCAGACTGAAGAGCTTTACGAGGGCGAAACCATCGCGCTTGTCGCGGCCGGTCGCGCGGCCGTTGGCGATGATGTGCTGCGATCCTTCGCCCATGAAATAGGGCAGGCCTCGCAGGCCTAGCGCGGTCCTGGGGCGCGTCGCATTCGTGCGGCGCGTCGGCCGCTTCCGGCCGTCCAACATGCGCCAAACAGGCGCTATTGGTCACCCGCGTACCCGATACACGTCTAGCTTATACCCCACGCGGCGCAGGGTTGCGACCTAGGGCAGGCTTGACCATTGGCGCGCAAGGCAGGCGTTACAGGCTAGGCGCAGAACCTAGGCTGATTGGGGTATGTGAGCCGGGTTATGGGCTATGTCCCCTTGCTCCCACCTTGTGAGCCTATGGCGCAGGCAACGCATAGCGCGTGAGCGCATGACTAGGCAAAGCGCACGCAATGCGCCTAGGCTAGCGCAGCGCAGCGCAGGCTGTTCGCCGAACGCTGTGTTTGGAAAACGCTGGTATCTGAGAGGGGGGGGTATGCTCCTTCGACCGGAGTCCCGCGCAGCAGAAGCGGAGACCATGACCTCACCCTCGGTAGCGGACGAAAACGACCAAGAGGCCAACGCCCGAAAAGTCCTGGCAATGTGGGACGACCTGCCGTCTTCGGCCTTCGTGAAACGCCGGGTGGTCGAAATCCTGTTCGGAAATATTTCGGACGAGGAGGTACGGCGACGCTCGAAAGACGGCCGAATCCCAAAACCTACGAAGCTGGGGAGCCGCGTAAATATCTGGCAGGTCGGCCAGCTTCGCGCAGCCCTCGCAAAAATGGAGCCGCCGAAATGACCTCACCCTCGCCAAAACCCCGAACCGCCCAAAGCGACATTGGCCCCCCGGATAGCGCCCTGAACGACAAGCCGCCGCCGAAGTCGATCCTCGAATGGCACCTACGCCAGCGCAGGCGCAGCGACGCCCGAGCCCTGAAGGCGCTCGATAAGGCGATTGGCGCGATGCAGCAGTATCATTCGTGGAAACAGATCGCCTTCAACGCGCCGCCTGGATCGGCGACGGCGGCGCGGGCGGCCGACGAAACGATGAAGCTGGCGCGGCAGGCGCAGGGTTATCTCGACGTTGTTCGAAAAGCCCTCGGGGCAGACCCCGACGCCGACGAACCGCCGCCAGTTCGTCATTGGGACGCTGGCGCGTAGGATTTTTTTCAAATTTCCACGGAAACCGTTTCCCGACAGAACCCGACATAGATCCGACTTGTCCCGACTGCCTGGTTCTGAGCTGCCCGACATTTCCCGACTGAACCAGACTGCTACGTTCTTGTTTTAGCTTGGGAAACTTGACAAACAGGGAAATCCACGTTACGCCGCGCCGAGCGGGGCAGGCCGGGGCCGCTACACGGACCCGACCTGTCTCGCGTCCCGAGTCGGGCGTAACGTGCCGCCCCGGAAAGGGTCCGAAAATGACCGGATTATTGCAGTTGATCGTGGTTCTCGTGGTGCTTGGCCTCGTCTGGTGGCTGGTGACGACCTACGTCCCGTTGCCGCAGCCGGTGAAGACGATAATCACCGTTCTCGCCGTGCTGGTCCTGTGCCTGTACCTGCTGAGTTTCGCCGGTCTGATCGGCCCCCTGAACCTTCACTGAAGGCCTTTCAGCCGGTCGCTTGACAGGCGGACCCCACGCCTTCTGTTTCCGACGCGCCCCAAGCACGGAAGGCGCGGTTCATGGCTCCCAAGAGCCCAAAGTCACAGGTAGCCGTAGCCGCGCTGGCCCTGCCGCAGGCGATTATCGATCAGGTAGACGCTCTGCCGTTTACGATTCCCGCATATAGGGCGAGCACGCCCGGCGAGGTCGGCGGCTTAGGAATTGAAGCCCTTGAGGGCTACGCCTACGGCGAGCGCGTGCGGTTCGACAGTCAGGGCAGGCGGTGGGACTTCGTTCGCGAGGTTTTCGGCAACGAATTTCGGCTTTCGGTGCGGTGTTCGATAGGCGGGATTGAGCTTTGCTCTGCGTCTATGCCGCTCGACCGGGTTGCGTCGAAAGAGGGTGAAGAGGCCCTTTTAGGGCTAGTTGAACGGATGGTCGGCGAGGCCGATGCGATGGCGGCGGCCTGCCGCGCGCATCAGCAGGGGTTGAAGACGGAAACGGACGCTCTGCCGCCCGTCGAAGCCCACGCCGAACCGGCGTTGATCGATGATCCGGGGGGCAGCGGTGGCCCTGCCGGAACCTAACCCGTACCTCGCGATGCAGCGGGCGCAGGCGGTCGCGGGTCTCGCGGCGGCGCTGCGCGGCGTGAACGCGGCGGCCGTGCGCTACGCCGAGGTTTGGGGCGCGTGGCCCCGCTACAACGAAAGCATCGCCCGCGTGCTTACGACCCCGCTCGATTCGCTTGAACTCGATCAGCAGTTGGACATTGCGACCCTTCAGGTGGTGCCGGGTCATGACTAAGGATCAGATCGCCTATCAGAAGGCTTGCGATATCGCCGACCTGCTGCTGTCGCGCGGCTACCCGGTGCTCGGCTACGAGTCGATTGACGGGGAAATCGTGATCCGGTTCGGCGGCCCGAACCCGCAGGAAATCCATGCACAGGCGGGCGAGGCGAGCTTCGAAGGCTTCGTTTCGGCGATCCGGGGCTATGCGAAACAGCCGAATTGGAGCGCGCCGTGAGCATGGAAGCGCCCGTTTTCGTGACCGCCGCCGACACTCTGCGGCAGCGTCTCCAAAAGGTCGAAAATGAACTCGGGATGCATGAGCACAAGCTCATTGAGGCCCGGCATTACGTCGATAGGTACACCGCCGAAAAGGCGAGCATCGTCGCGGCGCTGAAGGCGATTGAGCCATGACCGACGCCTATGTGCCCGACCGCGGACCTCAGTTCGACGCTCAACCGACCCCGGCTGAAGAGGGCGGCGAAAGCGACCGTCACGCCGACCTGATTTCGATGTTCGACCGGTGGGACGTGCTTCTTCAGGCGAAGTGGTCGTCATGGGTCGAAGAGGCGAAGCAGGCCTACGACTTCGCGGCCGGTCACCAGTGGGACCCGACCGTTCGGGCGGAAATGGAGGCCAATCAGAAAATCCCGGTGGTCTTCAACATCACCGCCCCGACCCTCGACGCGGTGCAGGGGGCCGAAATCCAGAACCGCCAGCAGGTCCAATACTACGCCCGCGAGCCCGGCGATCAGGGCGTGTCGGACGTGCTCACTCAGGGCGCGCAGTACATTTCGGACCAATGCAACGGCGATCAGGAAGATAGCGAGGCCTTTTACGACGCCCTGGTGTGCGGGATTGGCTGGACGGTCTCGGGGCCGGAAATCGACGGCGACGAACTGAACGTGCGCAAAGAGCGGGTCGATCCGCTCGAAATGAAGGCCGACCCCTCCTCGCGGAAGCCGAATTTCGAGGATGCCCGCTACCTGAAGCGCGAATGGCCGATGAGCCGCGACGAATTCGAGGATTACGCCCTTGAACTCGGTAAGCCCGACGCCGAGGCGGACGGCTATTCCGGGGTCGATGACGGAAAGCGGCTGACGGTGGTCAACCCGCAGCAACGCTACAAAAACGGGATGCTCGGGACCTCGGCCGGGACCGATGAAGTCGTGGTCGCCGAGTGGCAATGGTGGGAGAAAAAGCCGGTCTTTCTGGCCCCGCTGCCGTCACCCGAGGACGCGAACGTTATCAAAGTCGGCGCGCTGTCGCCGGAAGCCTTCGCCGAGGCCTTGAAGGACAATCCCGGCCTGCCGCACACCCGGTCCACGAAGAAGGCCTATTATCGGGCCATCGTCGCCGATGGGTCGATCCTCTTCGAAGAGGAATTGAAGGAAGGTTGCTTCCGCTATCAGGCGATCACCGCCAAGCGCGACCGCAACGCCGGGACGTGGTTCGGGCTGGTCCGCGCGATGATCGATCCGCAGCGGTTCATGAACAAGCTGTACTCTGAAATCCTCCACATCGTGCGGACCAACGCCAACGGCGGGCTGCTGATGGAAGAGGATGCGGTCGCCGACATTCGCAAGTTTGAGGCGACCTGGGCGGCGGCCGACCGGATTACGTGGATCAAGCCGGGGTCGCTGTCGAATGCGCAGGGGCCGAAGGTGGTCCCGAAGACCTCGCCGCCGATCAACCCTTCGCTGTTCTCGCTCATGGAATATGCCCGCGACATGGTGCGGGCCTGCACCGGGGTAAACGAAGAGATTTTGGGCCTCGTCGGGCGCGAGCAGGCCGGGGTTCTAGAGCAGCAGCGCAAACAGGCCGCCTACGGGATTTTGTCGGCGTTCTTCGACTCGAAGCGCCGCTATCAGCGCGATCAAGGCCGCCTGCTGCTGTCGCAAATTCAACTCTTCCTGCCCGCCGACAAGCTGGTTCGGATCGTGGAAAAAGGGGTCGTGAAATACGTCCCCCTGGCGAAGACCATCGACGCGGCGAGCTACGATATCGTTGTCGATGAAGCCCCGGCCGGGCCGAACCAAAAGGCGAAGGTCATGGCGACCCTCGGCCCGCTGCTGCCGGAAATGTACGCGAACGGGATCATCGGCGAGGAGGAAATCGCCGACATGCTGCCGTACATGGATATTCCGGCCGCCGTCGCCGACAAGCTCGGGGCCGCGATCCGCAAGCGGGCACAGGCGAAACAGCAGCCGAACCCGGCGCAGCAGGAACGCGACGAGGCCGAAAAGATCGGCTTCCAATCCGACCTCAAAAATCAGGAGGCCGACACGCAATCGAAGCTCGCCACCGCGAACCTGAAAAACGAACAGGCGAAGGCCGAGGACATGAAGGCGAAGGGCGAAATCGTCTCAAAGATGATGAAGGCCTCGCAGCCGCCCGCCATGCCCGGCCACAAGGTCACGGTGAACCAAGGGGGAGGGCCGGTCGATGGGTGAAGCCGTCCTGATCCTGACGCGGGCGCGCGGCGCTATCGCCGAGGAAATCCGCACCTGTGAGCGCAGGCTCGAAAAGTACCCCGAAGAGACCGACGAATTCCGCGCCGCCCATCTACGCCGCGACGTTCTTCGGGAAGCGACGGCGGACATAACCGAGGCCTTGATCGTGCTCGGCGGGCCGCAGGCGTCGGAGCCCGAACCGGTCGCCGATGAAGGTTAAACGCATCCGAAAAAAGCCGTTCACCGCGCTTGGGGCCAAGCGCAAACGACAGGCCTATGAGCGGGCGCGCGTCGCATGGCGGCGCGATCATCCGCATGGGCCGGTCTCGGTAACGGAGAAGACCCATGAGCGAAGCCCCGGCAGCGATTCCTGAAGGCGAAGGCGAAGAGGCCGACCTTGAACAGCCCTTGGTCGAAGAGGATGCGCCAGAAGGCGAGGAAGAAGGCGATGGCGAGGAAGAGGGCGGCGAACGAAAAGCTCGCGCCGTCGATTGGGAAAAGCAGGCCCATGACAAGGCGGGCCTCGCCGCGAAAGAACGGTCCCGACGCCGCGCCGTCGAACGGCAGAACGCCGAACTGATCGAGCGCCTAGAGCGGGTCGAAGCCCGCACGGCTGGCAGTCAGGCCGACGATATCGCGGAGCTTGTCGCGGCGCTGCGCGACGATGACGACGAACCGATCACCGACCTCGCGCAGATTAAGCGCGTCCTGAAGACCTTCATCGCCCGGCAGGCCGAGGACGATAAGGCCGAGGGTGAGCGGCAGGCCTATGTGAAGAACGCCCGGTCGGTGGCGAACGGTATGGAGGCGGCCGAGGCCGACTTCGCCGAGGACCACCCCGACTATTACAAGGCCGCGACCTTCTACCGCCAGCAGCGCACACAGGAATTGGAAGACCTCGGCTATGTCGGAAACCGACTAAGCCAAAAGCTCGCGACGGAGCTTTTCGGCCTCGCGGGCGAGGTCATGAAATCGGGCCGCGATCCGGCCGAGGTTATCTATGGCATGGCGAAACGGCGCGGGTTCGCGGCCGGGAAGGATGCGGCGACCGCGAAGCTGCAAAAGCTTCAGGCGGCCGGGGCGACGGCCTCCGGTCCACGCGGGAAAGGCGCTGACAACGGCCTTTCCTGGGAATCGGTCGCCAAGCTGTCGGGGGCGGCGCGCGACGCGGCGTTCGCGAAACTGCGCAAACGCGAGCTTGGTCGCGGCTGATTCTTCAGCTATTCATATTGCGTCGTGATTTGAGCATCCGACACGGCCTGCCGGTCTGCCTAGAATCCCCCCCGGAAACTAAGCCCTCAAAAGATCGGCAGGCCACCCTCGGCTCAACGGGGAGTGGGGATGAAGGCACCGACTTTCGAACAGGTCTCGCCTTGGGCGATGCGCTACGCGAACCTCGCGGCGTTCTGCTGTAAGTTCGGGGCCGCGAACAATATCGCGTTGATGGTCGTTCGCCCGAAGCTGGCGCTGCTGACACAGCTTGGCCTCATGTTCTGGTGGGTTCCCATCGCCCTAGCGAACATCGTCCTTATGGGGCTCATGGTCCGGTGGGCGAAGCTGCGGCTTCGCGAAATCCGGCGTAAATATCCCGAATTTTTCGACTGATGGCCGACGCCCTGGCCCGCCTGCGCGACCGTCGCCTGAACCGGGCGGTCGCGGCCATGTCCACCACCCGCTCATGTGAGGACTGCGACCTCTGCTGTTCAGCCATGCCGATTGCCGAATTCGACAAGCCGCCCGGCCCGGCCTGCGACAAGCTCTGCGGTGATGCGGGTTCGAACTGTTCGATCTATCAGGCCCGGCCGAAGCTCTGCCGCGAGTTTCACTGTATGTGGCGCATGTCGGATTACTGGCTTCCTGATTGGGCGAAACCCTCAGAGTGCGGCTTCGTCATGAGCTTCAACAGCCTTAGCGAATGGCCCGCCGTGGTCACCGTTCACCCGGCCGCCGACCGGCCGGATTCGTGGAAGAGCCTCGCGGCGCAGACCGTCTTTACCCACATCGCCGAAGAGTGGAATTGCATGGTCGCCATCGGGACCGTCCCTTGGACGGTGGGTGTCATCGCACCGACCGGCGAATATCTGTCGGTCGCCGATAACCCCCGGCTGATGGACGAAGGCGGCGTCGGCCTGCCCGACTTCATGTTCGGGCCGGATAAGCGGTCGCTCATGGAACGCGCCCAAACGACCGTCTTCAAATGGTCGATACCTGCCCCGGAGAAAACCTGATGCCAAAAATGGGCCGCTACGATTCGCGCCACGGTCCTATGGATGAGGACATTCGCAAGGTCGCGAACGACATTGGTCGGATCATCGGAACGGCGCTGCCGAAGGAATACGGGTTCGCCCTACTGATCTTCGGCCTCGGCGAAAGTGACGGTCGAATGAACTACATCAGCAACGCCAGCCGCGAAGACATGCTGGCGGCCCTGAAGGAGCTTATCGCCCGTTTCGAGGGCCGCTATACCGACGAAAGCGGGACCGCATGACGACCCGCTACCTCATCTGCGGCGGGCGCGATTTCGCCGACCAAGCCCTGCTGGACAAGGCCTTGGCGTCGCTGATCCTGCATCCGCATGACGCGGTAATTATCTCGGGCGTGGCGCGCGGTGCTGACCGTATGGGGGCGGCCTGGGGCCTAAATCACGGCGCACAGCTTGAGGCCTACCCGGCTGACTGGCTGCGCTATCAGAAGGCGGCCGGGCCGATCCGAAACCGGCAAATGCTCGATGAGGGCAAGCCTGACGTGGTTCTCGCCTTTCCTGGCGGGAAGGGCACAAAGAACATGGTCGATCAGGCGCGCGGCCGAAAGCTGGTGGTCATCATGATAACCGGCGATGGCGGCGACTGGTACGGGCAGGCCGCCACCTAACGACTACCCACTTGACGACCTAACCCCACGCCTTCAGGGCGCGAATACGGCTGCGTTGAGCCTTAATCAGCGTCCCGCCTGATCCACGGCACGGATCAGCCCGAAAGGGCCTCGGCGGCTTCCACGGTACGGAAGCGGAAAAACCCCGAATTTTCCGTTTTCTCTTGTGGAATCAAGCACATGGCCGAAACCGCTTACGGCGTCAACGCTCCCGAGGCAAAAAAGCTGTGGTCATCGCAGCTTGCCCGCGAAGCCCTCAAGGCGACCTGGATTCAACGCTTCATCGGCGACGGGTCCGATGCTGTCCTGCAAACCTACAGCGACACGAAGAAAGACGCGGGCGACCGCGTTCGTATCACGCTGCGGATGCAGTTGAACGGCGACGGCGTGCTCGGCGACTCCACCTTGGAGGGCAACGAAGAGGCGCTTTCCACCTACACCGATGACCTGTTCATCGATCAGCTTCGCCACGCGGTGAAGTCGGCGGGTAAGATGACGCAGCAGCGCATCCCCTGGTCGATCCGCGAAGAAGCCATGTCGGGCCTCAAGGATTGGTGGGCCGGGCGGATGGACACCGCGTTCTTCAACCAAATGTGCGGCTACACGGTCGTTAGCGACCCGCGCTTCACCGGCCTGAACGCCGTGCTCGGCCCCGACGCGGCGCACGTCTTCCGGCCGAACGCCAAGGCGAACGACCAATCGCTCGCCGCTGGCGACGAAATGACCATCACCCTGATCGACCAACTCGTCGCGATGGCGAAGCTGGCGACGCCGGTCATCCGGCCGATCAAGGTCGATGGCGACGACCGCTATGTGCTGGTGCTGCATACCAATCAGGTGACGCAGCTTCGCACCGCGACCGGGACCGGGCTTTGGCTCGACATTCAGAAGGCCGCCATGACCGGCGACGGGTCGAAGAACAACCCGATCATGACCGGCGCGCTCGGCATGTACAACGGCGTGGTCCTGCATGAATCGACGCGGATCACCCCCGGCGTGAACTCGGCGACCGGCCTCACGGTCCCCGGCACGCGCCGCGCCGTCCTGATGGGCGCGCAGGCGGGCTTCGTCGCCTTCGGCAAAGGTCAGTCGTTCGAAAACTTCGACTGGAATGAAGAACTCTTCGACTACGGCAACAAACTTGGCGTCGAAGCCGGTTCTATTCATGGTCTGAAGAAGGCGCGTTTCAATAACGCCGACTTCGGAACCATCGTCCTTTCAACCTTTACCGCGTAGGAGGCCGACATGGCGACTGGCGGCCGGAAAACTCACCTTCAGGTCATGCACGAAATCTCGCTGCAATTTGGCTTCGGCCAGATTGCCGGGGTTATCGGTATCCTTCCTGCCGGGGCGATCCTGAACGCCGCGCACCTGCTGATTTCGCAGGCGTGGAACGGGACCACCAACAGCATTTCAATCGGGACCACGCCGGGCGGCGCGCAGCTTATCGCCGCGACCGACCTCAAGACCCTGGCGCGGGTGGACACCGTGACGCCGTTCGCGGCGGCCGGGCCGTTCGGGGTCGATACGCCGATCTATGGCGCGATCACCAACACCGGCCCGGCCCCGACTGCCGGGGTCGCTACGGTGTGGCTCGATTACGTGCCCTTCCCCGGCTAGGGGGCGCGCGTGCGTGGCTCATGGCGACTCTCGGTGACCTCAAGCAACGGATAATCGCCGAGACCACGCGCGACGACCTCGCCGATGATCTAGCGGCGCAGTTCGTCAACATCATCGCCCGAAGCATCGATCAGTACGCGGCTGAACGGTGGTGGTTCACCGAACGACACATCAACACCCTCTGCACGCCGGGGGTAGATTTCGTGACGCTGCCGCCCGGCACGCGGTGGATCGATGACCTCTATCTGAACCAGAACGGCGGCAACACGCGGTGGTCGCTGACCGCCCGGTCGATTGCGGAATTCGAGGCCTTGGCGCAACCGGCCGTGACCGGCCAGCCGACCGACTATGTGACCGCCGACGATGTTGTTCGGCTCTTCCCGATACCCAATCAGGCCTACAGTCTCGGGTGGGATTTGATCGCGGACGTGACCCCGGCGCTGACCGGCGACGGGTCTTCGAACGCCTGGACGAACCAAGGGCAAGACCTCATCACGGCGCAGGCGAAAATCCGCCTCTACCGCGACTACCTGTCGGCCGTCTTCACTGACCCCCGGCTGATTAGCGCCATGTCGCAGGAGCGCGAGGCCTACTCACGCCTGCGCGCCGAAAGCACGCGGCGCACCGCGACCGGCCGGATGCAGCCGTCATGGTGAAGTACCAGAAGCCGACTTCGACTTCGGTGTTCGTTGAGCCGGGCTCGCCCGGTTGGGCGCAGCGCATGGTGTTCAAGTTTCTCGCCTTCTTTCAGCCGATCAACCCCATCGCGCCGAACCGGATTTGGTACGTCGATAAGATCGACCTGCCGCCCGCCGCCGACTGGCCGGGCGCGCTCGCCGTGGTGGTCGATCAAGAGTGCATCGTCATCGCCCGCGCCGGGGTTTGGCGGCGGATCAACATGGGGGGACCGATCTAATGCCCTCGAATTACACAGCTTCAGCCCGCTACACTCTTCAGGCGACCGGCGAGAATAACAACACCTGGGGCGTAATCCTTAATCAGGGTGTCTTCGCCCTGGTGGACGCCAACGTGAACGGGTGGCTCGCTTTCGCGCTGTCCACGACCAAGGCCCTGACCACGGTCCTAGGCGGCCCTGACGAGGCCCGAAACGCCTTCCTCGACGTGACGGGCGGGGTCGGCGGGACCATCGTTCTGCCGCCTGTGTCGAAGGGCTACTTCGTCCGCAACGCGGCGGCCGGTGACGTGTCGGTCAGCACAGGTTCGCCGGGGGCTTTCACCTTCGGGCCGGGCGACATTCTGCCGATCTTCACCGATGGGGCGACGGTCTACAGCCTTCAACTCAGCGGCAAGGGGTTGAAGGATTTCATCGCCGACG